CAGTATATATGAGTAACTTGTGTCAAGAGATTACATTACCTACTAAGCCACTTAACCATATTGATGATGAAGAAGGTGAAATAGCATTATGTATTCTATCAGCTATTAATGTAGGTACACTAAAAGATCTAGACGACTTAGAAGACTTGTGTGAACTAGCAGTAAGAGCATTAGAAGAAATTATTGACTATCAACGTTATCCTATCAAAGCGGCAGAGATTAGTACAAAAGCAAGACGTTCGCTTGGTATTGGTTATATTGGACTAGCACATTATCTAGCAAAGAATCAAGTACAATATAGCGATCCTAAGGCATGGAAACTAGTACACAATCTAACAGAAGCATTCCAATATTATTTGTTAAAAGCATCGAACAAACTAGCACAGGAACGTGGAGCATGTGATTACTTTAACCGCACTAAATATAGTGATGGCATACTGCCAATCGACACTTACAAAAAAGAAGTCGATGAGCTAGGAAAGTTTAAATTAAAATATGATTGGGAGACTTTACGATCAGATATTAGTAACCACGGGTTACGGCACAGCACATTGTCCGCACAAATGCCTTCAGAGAGCAGTTCCGTTGTGTCGAACGCAACAAACGGAATCGAACCACCTAGAGGATACTTGTCCGTTAAGAAAAGCAAAAAAGGGCCTCTTAAGCAGGTTGTTCCACAGTATCAAACACTAAAGAATCATTATACATTGTTATGGGAAATGCCTAGCAACGAAGGTTACATTAATATTGTATCAGTTATGCAAAAGTTCTTTGACCAAGCAATTAGTGGCAACTGGAGTTATAACCCAACACACTTCCCAGATAATGAAGTGCCAATGAGCGTTATGATGAAAGATTTGCTGAATACGTATAAGTATGGATGGAAAACTTCATACTATCAAAACACTTATGATTACAAAAGTGATGGCGATATAGTAGACGAAACAAAACAAGAACCACTTGCTAGAGCAGAGTTTAACGGCTCCGACGAAGAGTATGACGAACATTGTGAGGCATGTGCTATTTAGTGGTTGACATTATATGTTAATGACTGTATAGTATGCAAGACATAAAGAGGAAAATGTAGAAAATGGCGAAGACAGTATTTAATCAAGAAAAAGTAGACTTTACAAAGAGCACCATGTTCTTTGGTCCGGATCAAAACACACAACGTTATGATGTGTTTAAGTTTCCAGAGTTTGATAAACTTAACCAAACTATGCTAGGTTACTTTTGGAGACCGGAGGAAGTAAGTCTACAAAAAGATAGAGCAGACTTTGCTAACTTCCGTCCAGAACAAAAGCATATTTTTACTTCAAACTTAAAATATCAAACACTACTAGATAGTGTACAAGGACGTGGACCAAGTTTAGCATTTTTGCCGTATGTGTCATTACCTGAACTAGAAGGATGTATTGTTACTTGGGACTTCTTTGAAACAATTCATTCACGTTCATATACACACATTATGAAGAATGTATATCCAGACCCAAGTGAAGTATTTGATACTATACTTGACGACAAAGAAATTTTAAAGAGAGCAACAGCAGTTACTAAAAACTATGATGCCTTTACTGAATTAGCAGATGCTTACTTCCATAGAGGAGAAGGTAGTCTTTATGAAGTAAAGAAAAAACTATTCCTTGCGATGATGAATGTAAACATCCTTGAAGGACTACGTTTTTATGTATCGTTTGCTTGTACGTTCTCATTTGCTGAATCTAAAATGATGGAAGGGTCTGCTAAGATTATTTCATTAATTGCTAGAGATGAAGCAACACACCTAAATTTATCAACACAGGTACTAAAGAATTGGATCAAAGGTAAAGACGATCCAGACTTTGCTAAAATTGCTAAAGAGTGCGAAGATGAAATTGAAGACATGTGGCGCACTTGTGTTGATGAAGAAAAAGCATGGGCTAACTATCTATTTAAAGATGGAGCAATTATCGGATTGAACGAAGAGTTGTTACATCAATATGTAGAGTTCATTGCTAACAAAAGACTAAAAGCACTAGGCTATAAGACCTTGTACGATCGTCCGCTTAACAATAATCCATTACCGTGGACACAACATTGGCTAAGCTCATCAGGTTTACAAGTTGCTCCGCAAGAGACTGAAGTAGAGTCTTATATCATTGGTGGAATTAAACAAGATGTAGACGAAGACGTATTGAAAGGATTTAGTTTATGACGAATGACAACATTGTCTTTAGCAAACCGGCTTGTCCGAGTTGTGTAAAGGCAAAAGCACTATTAGATAAATTACAAATTAAGTACATTGTACAAACACTTGGAGAAGATATTCAACCAAGTGAATTAATGGCCCTCTTTGAATCAAAAGGATTGCCTGCTCCAAGAACAGCACCGCAAGTCTTTTTAAGAGGACAACATGTAGGCGGCTATGAACAATTAGTTAGCTACATTGAAAACACCGGATTTAATGGAACAGGACACTCAATATCATGATGATCGAAAATACATATAAAGAAGGCGATACAATTAGTTTTAAAACTGTAGCAGGCGAAGAAGTTATTGCTCGCTTGGTAAAGAAAGAATCAGATTCAATGAAAGTTAAGAAGCCAATGGCTCTTACAGGAACCAAAGAAGGTATTGGCATGGTGCCATTTACTTTTACTGTTGGGCGTGATAGTGAAATAGATATTAACTTAACTACTATCGTGTTTATTGCTAAAACTGAAAAAGGAATGGCAGACCAATACATTGAATCAACAACCGGCATAAAGTTAGCCAATTAAATAGGAGAAGAAGATGTCAGAATCAATACACGAGCAGATTGTTGCTCAATACGAATCATACCTAGCAGAGAACGAAAAGTTCGAAGGTGGAACAAAAGCGTCTGCCGCAAGAGCAAGAAAAGCTCTAGGCGAAATGGGTAAACTTGCTAAAGCAAAGCGAGCTGAAATCCAAGACAAAAAGAATAATATGTAATAAATAATGTATAGGGCGTGGGAATTGTTTCTACGCCTTATATACTTTAAGAAGGGCAAGACATGGCAATACAGGGCAAATTAAAATTTTACAATCACGTAAAAGGTTATGGCTTCATTGGTCGCGAAGATGGACAACAAGATATCTTCGTTCACATTTCTGAATTTAAAAAATCAGGAATCAAAAAAGTTGTACAGGAAATGATAGTTGAATATGAATTAGACGATCACAACGGCAAGCCTGTCGCAACTGAAATCAAAATAGTTCACGTACCTGAATAAGTTATACAAATAACATTCTTCTCTTGACATCTACCTAAAAAGACTGTATAAATATATATGTAACGTTGAAGCAATTCAAACGCTATACAGGACCCCGGGGCGGTACCGGGCAGGTCCACCATAAACACATTAAGCACACACTATCTAGTGTGCTTATGATGGGCCTGAACTAGGATCGACTGGTAGTTAATAGATGTTGTGGAGTTTCCCGGATGTAAGCTCGGTTAACGCGAACACACGTTTTAAATGCAAACGATAACGCATCAAACGTATATTCTTTCGTAGACTTCGGTTCACTTAAGAACACATACGTGAATGAGGATTTTGCCTTAGCGGCATAATCACTCGGGGTTGGCGACTTACCTAGCAACAGAAAAGTCGTACTTTAACTATTTCTTTTTAGCCTATAAATATATCGTGCCAGAAAACGCACAAACTATCTAATGAGTAGATAACTATACATTGTAGACAACGAGAACTACACTTCATATAAACGAGGAAAATCAAAAATGAATAAGACTTTAATCACAGTCGCTGTGGCGACTTTGGCGCTTTCATCAGCGACACTAGCAACAGCAGACGAAGCAGTAGCAGTGGTGGCGCCTACTCCAGTAATTTCAGGTGCAGTATCACTTGACTTTGCAGAGACAGCAACAAACAAAACAGCCGGAACAATGGGTGTTGAACTAGATATTGATGCAGGAGATATTGCAACAGTTGATTTAGATTTCAAAGCAACAGACGGCGACTCACTAAAATTAGACACTTGGACTGTTGGAACAACAGCAGGCTCAGTAGCATTAGCATTTGGCGATAGCAATGGTCTATTACCAGAAACAAATGCCAACACAACAGCAGACGGCACACTAAACGTACCAACAATGACAGAGTCATTACAAGTAACAATGGGCGGAGCAAGTGTAGCAGTAGGCTTAACTGACTGGACAACTGATGTATCAGAAGTTAGTAACTTACAAGGCGCATACACACTAGACGCAGGTGTTGGTTCATTAACAGCAAGTGCTGATTATAACCGTACAACTGAAAACACAGTACTAGGTGGAGCTCTAACAGGTGTAGACTTAGCTGGTATGACAGCAGGCGGAATGATGACATATGACACAGACGCATCGAAAATGGCGTATGAAGGTTCATTAGCATCAAACGGAATTACAGCATATGTTAATGGTGATGACACTAACAAACTACAACACATTGGTGGCGAGTATGTTATGGCATGGAACGGCGCAGAGCTATCAGCTGGCGTTGACTATGATACCGATTCAAAAGATTGGGCACCACAGGCTGGAATCAGCTTTAAATTCTAAGCAGTCTTAGAACTAAATTAAAAGGTCGCCTAGTGCGGCCTTTTTTTATGACTGAATTCAATAAATACATACATAACCAAGGAGGCCTATGGCAAAAATGAGAAAGTTCCATTTTTGGAACGAAGCAGGTGATGAAAAAGATACAGAGCAATTAAGTTTAACAAGAGCCGTAAAAGCAGTACAAAGCGACTTTAAAGATATGTTTATTGGCGTTGAGTATATTAGCAAAAAAGGTAAAGAAGTAGTAGATAGAATAAAGCTACCCTGGGGTAGAAAAGTAAGACAAGCTATAGCTACTGAAAAGAAAAGAGCCGAGTTAAAGGCTAAATTGCAAAGGTAGTATATGAAATTACATAAATTTTTCGTAGCACATGAAACACAGCCAAAGAAGACAAGCATAGGAAACAATCACAGTAGAACAAAGTTTAGTTCTATGAACAAGAGTAAAAAAAGAAGTTATAAGAAATACAAAGGACAGGGGAAGTAAATGTCAAAAGAAGACAACACAGGTAAAATGGAAGTAGCAGTTCGTATCTTAGGTAACGAGCTAGTAGCACTAAAGATGACTGTAGACGACTTTAAGATTAAATGGTTGATCTACGGAGTGATCACTATCGTAGCATTAGGTTGGGCCGCAAGTAGTTTTGGCCCTGCGTTGTTTGAAATGGTCGGCGACAATGTTCAGTAAACAGTGCAAGTTACATTTAGAATCAGTTAACCAAAAACCATTAGAGCATATGGCATTAGCACTAAAGACAGCAGTCAAATTACAACTGTTAGTGCCTGCTTTAATAATACACAGTGTAGCACCAAGATGCTTCACTAACACAGCAACTAATGTCATGAAAGATATATTAGACAAACGTAAATAAAAGAGGGCAAATAAATGTACGAATACAAATGTAAAATATTAAGAGTAGTAGACGGAGACACCGTTGATGTGGATATTGACCTAGGCTTTGGCGTGTGGATGCACAGAGAACGTGTTCGCATGATGGGTATAGACACACCAGAATCAAGAACACGCGACAAAGTGGAGAAAGCATTTGGACTCGCATCGAAAGCCAGACTTAAAGAACTGTTACCCATCGGATCAACAGGTATTCTTAAAACAGAAATTGATAGAAGCGGAGAAGATAAAAAGGGCAAGTTCGGAAGAATACTTGGAGACTTTATCATCAAGGATAAAAGGGCCACTGAAATTCTTATTGAAGAGGGACATGCTGTAGCATACTTCGGCGGATCTAAAGACGATGTTGACGCACAGCACATGGCAAATAGAACAAGATTGCTTGAAAATGGGACTATGAGCCAAGCAGTTTATGATGCCGCTGTAGCAAAAATGACCAAATAAACCGCTAAAATACGCGGAAAATTACTTCTTTACCAAAATAGGTTGACTTTTGTTCTTTATTATTATATATTG